TGCTCACAATACAATAGTTAGAAGCGGAAGAGGCATGAGGAGTTGCAACCCACCACCATTGGCGAGAACCGTTAAGCCGTTTCCCTTTGTAAACCGTTGCCACAAATATAGGATACTGCCCCTGCGCTCCATCACACTCAACTTCGCCGAAGGTCGGGAATCCCCACACCTCGCGTTCGGTTGGCAAAAATACGGTATCGCTTGACCATGACCAACTTCCTTTCGTTGATAACAAGCGGCGAACCGGATACAGATAATCACCGATGGCTTGTTTCAAACCCAACATAAAAACGCCTTCAAGATACGTCCGAAGTGACGATGCGGCAAAGCCTCCGGTGTTGGTAGCTGTGGTATTTATCTGCTTGGTCATGATGCAGTTCCTGAAGGTGAAGAGAATGTGGTTTTCCGTATTTTCAGGATCGCCTGCGTTCTTGTAATGGTTAAAGCCGGAAACCACAATCCGCAGATTCTTGTAATTGGCGTTCCATGTATAGACGGTTGTGCCGTCATCAAGCGAAGGCAAATCCAAATAGTCACCGATCCTGATTCCGCTAAAATCGGGTATCTTGGAATTGTCGATCTCGTTGTTGTTGTTACACCGCCGCCGGATTTCTGCCATCGCTTCCGCAATGGAGTTCACTTTCAAAACGTCCAGCAGATTGCGGCTCAACCCTTCGATAACATCGCCATGTACCGTTAAGCTGTCAAAATAGGTTTTGCCTTCAGGATCATGCAGGAGTACCTTGTTGGGAAGCCTCTTGGGAGAGAAAAGGCTCTCTTTAAACTCCAAGTCATCTGTGTCGATAACGTACACATCTTTGTCAAGGAAAAAAACCTTTCCGGCATTGGCTGTCCCTTTTTTGATGAATATGAATTTATAAGTAAAACAGTCATTGTCGGTGAAGTTCGGGAAACGATTCCACGCGCCAGTCTGTACTTGCCAGAAGCCGTTTTGTTTTTTGTTGGTCTGATCTTTCAGGAACACGAGATCGCCAACCCTCAAAACAATGCCGTCCATTGTCATGAGGCCGCCGGAAGTCACATCCACATTTGCAGTGGAAGCCGCAACAGGGGTGTCCGAAATAAAATCAAACTTCGCCAAGATTTTCATTGGCTCAACCCCGGTCTTCTTGATTCGATCCAGCAGAGAAGTTTCGCTTTCACGCGCCTCTTCCACCTCATCGGCAAAGTCCTTAAGATACTCCGTCCGTGCGGCAAGCTGTTTCGCCTGAATGTTGGCGGTTCCGTCTTCGCCGCCAGCCCATCGGGTGTCCAATTCCACCCGCCAGATTCTTTCGACCCATTGTTTTGCTACTGTTAAAAAACCCATTTTAACCCTCCTAAAATAGTTAGAATATAATGATCCATTCCCCTTCAAGGGCAATGTCCGGTTCCTTTGGTATCGCTTTCTCCCGAACCTTCCGGGCAAAAAGCGTTCCGTCTTCGCAGAAAAGACCAAACTCCATGATGAGCTTGCCGTTCGCTTCCGACTCCGCAAGCCTCCAGCTAAACTCTGCGTGACCCAAAGCGGGATATCCGACAGAAGATATGTTTTTCACAAAAGGCGAACTGATCGCCGTATCGTCTGGCGTTGGAATATTACCGCTAGTCCCAAAACCTATTTTTGAGATGTGCTTTCCTTCCGAGTCCCCAGCCAGAAGATGTGTGGCGGCATCTTTGGCTCCGTTGACTAAAAGATTGTTGTCTTTATACACCTCAATAAGTTTCCCGTTCCGGTAAACCCGCATGGTGAAGACTCCCCGCATGGGGAATACTTCCCGAAATCGCATTTTCTTCATAAAATTACCTCCTCCGAAATAAGTACATCCCCTGAATAATAAGGGCCGTCAAAATCTGAATATGTTCCGTCACAAACAATTGAGCCATCGCACACCATAGCCCAGGGCGTTTTTGTTCCGTCACATTTAAGCGGTTTAATAATCCGAATCGTCAGCGGGCCGTCAGCGATGGAGTCCGTATTAGTTCCATTGCACAAAAAAGAGCCGTCACAAATAAATTCTACCCGCATCCGATCTTCCATCGGTTCCATTGAAAAATTGATATTTAATGATTCTTCCAGACCGCCGGATAATGTCAGCGGCTTTGTTAATTTTTCAATGGGGCTGTATATCTCATCAACGCCGGAGCATACCCATGCGCCGTTACACGTCCGGTGTCCGTTCGCAATAATTTCTTCGATGATAAAATCGGAAACGTCTCCTATAACCGGAATGTAACCATCGCATTTTACCGATCCGTCACAGAGCCATGTGTCATCGCACAATAATTCCCTGCCGTGATCACAATAAAAACGCCCATTGCATACAAAGTAGTCCCCGCCAAAAGCGTCAGCATCAGTCCGTCTGACACGCATGGACAGTTTTTCGCTTATGGGCATTTTGTCTATTAAGTGAAGCCATTCGGAAATAGTAAGCGCGATATTCGGGTCAAGCAGTTCGTCAAAAAGGCTGTGAACCCAAACGCGATCCTCTTCGCTCATCTCCGCGATGTTCATGTATACCCGCAGAAAATCTTCCTGAAGAACAAACTCATCTCCGAAGTGTCCGCACAGCTGATCAAGAATGTATGCGCGTTCACCGGAACGCGCTAAAAAGAAAGAAGCCGCGCTGACGCGCTCGCGGTATTCATCTTCGCTGTCATAGGGAAATTCAGGGATGCTCAATGATTTTCCGTGTTTTCGCAACGTAGACGGATCCGCTAAAAATGGAAAATGGGCTTTAAATGCCTTTTCAGCGTCTTTGCGGACTATTTCAAATATCCTTCCGATTGCGGAAAAAATAGAACCGCGATTTTTTTTCTCTATCCCGGGCGGGTCAATGTTTTTCTTAATCCAATCTATCATGTTCCCGCCTTAACTGCCGTTATAACAGCTTCGATTATGGTGTCCTCTTCCGGCTGGACATCCCGATCAGGAGAAACGATCTCAATTGTTTTGAGGTTCATTGACCGATACAATTCATATAAATCATTGATCTTGAAACGCCCGCCGATACCGAGTTTATGCACATAACTATTCGCTATAAGCGTAATATCCCCTTCGGACGCATCACCGGAAAATTCAATTCGCAAATCTATAGTTCGAATGATCGGAGCCTTTACTTGAACGTCAAAAGCCATCAGTTCATGAGCGTAAAGATTATCGCGCACAGCTTGGAGTAATTCAGTACCCGGCTGTCCTGACACAGCCGCGATAATAACGTCCGTGCTTCCAGCCCCTCGCGGAGCCCTTACAATACGCGCCGCGCGGACTCCGCTGACCTCTTCGGCATAGAACCGATAAACTTCTTTTATGTCGCCGAGAATCTGACTGCGCCATCTGGATTTTATTCTTACCCGGTATAAATCGTCCTCTTCCGTATCCTGACCGGGTGTCGTGATCCAATCTTCGCCAACCGAAACCGAATCAAGGCCGCTGATCACCCTTGTCAGCCGGAGCCGAATGCCGCTTCCGATGTTATATGCAAGTCCGGCGTGTTCGGCGATCACAGGAATGGCAAATTCAGTGTTTGCCTTAAAGTTTACGTTTTCGGAAACTTTATACCGCAGTTCCGTTCCCTCAACCACAGCCCATGTTCCGGCTGATATCGATCCGTCCCCAAAAGCCGCGCCTGTGAATCTGCCGGAAGTTTTTTCTGCTTGTTTTCTGACAACACCGAGCATGAGTCCCCACAAGGAAAGGAAAAACCCGGTCGCGGCATCAAGAGTGGCGTTATTAAAAATGGTGTTAATCGCACTGCTATAAATCGCAAATACTACACGCGCAATAACCTCGATAAAGCCGCGCAGAACGCCAACGCTCTTGAAGTTTGACAGCTTTGTCTCCTCTTTGGCTATTTCGACAATGTCATCGCGGATTTCGTTTTGGCTTTTATTGATCCAGCTCTCGTTCATTTTTTCTCCTTCAGCAGATCGTATTCCAGAGTCTCCGGCGATACCGCGCCAAGCGGAGTAAACTCCAAGCGGTATTTTTTATCCGATTTCTGCTGTGCCGAAATACTCAACGGATCGACCCGCTGATCTTCAAATGCCACACGCTCCAATTCAGCGGTCACCGCATTTGCGTCAATCCCTGCGGCGTTCAGCATCTGCGTCATCGTGCTTCCCGCTTCCTTATCCCAAGGCAGACTGCCGGGAGATGTTTTCAGCGTCTGGTCAATATCCTGCGCGACACAAGCCGCGCCGGAGACAACTTCAATATCGCCGTCAGGAGTAAAAACAATGTCATCTTCAACTAACTTGAAATCAGTTCCGTAATCCATCACGACACCTTCCCTGTTCCGGCTCCGGCAACCGGATACGGCCCCGCCGTTCCTGTGACTGTGGTATTCACTTCCGCTTCACCTGTTATGTGTTCCACAACCCTTGACGCAATGGCTTCGGCGATCATATCCGCATAGTCCGACTTGGACATTCCTGACCCTGCTTCGCAAGCGTTAAAAATCAACAAAAAATCACTCTTTAAATTGGCTTTTAATGTCTGATCATTCATTGCCATAACATCCTCACTTCAACAGTTCGGCGATATCCTGTTGAATCGCCATCATGTCTTTAATCCAGTCAGGTTGCCCGAAATGCTTTGTAGGCGCGCCCATTGACTTCATCTTCGCCGTTGTCTGAACAATTTTGTCCAACACTTTTTTCATGCTCTGCTTTTTATTCTCAAATAAAAACAGAGCGTCCACATCGATCCCGAACTTCACTCCTTCGCCATCGGTGATCATCAGCTGACCTTTTTTAAATTCTCCAGCCTCGTACTCGTCAGAGTACACGCCGGAAATATACGGATAGGCAAGGTTCCAGCCTATAAACTCGACAATTACAACGCTGTTTTCCGGCGGGATCGCGTACAGCCCCTTTCCTTTTTTCCCTACCCAAATCGGACTAATCGGAACTTCGGCGATTTCACGATCCGTCTCCTCAAGCGTTCCCGCCGTCAGCACTTTCACGTCACACGAATATTTATTTTTTCCCGGCCCCTCGTAAGCCTTCATCACCCGCGCCAGTACTGGCGCGGCGCGGTTCGGCAAGAGGGCGTTCAGCAGATTATTAAGAAAACTGCTACTGGTTATCATGCCGCCTCCCGAAGCCAGAGGATAATCCGCGAATGCGATCCGCTGATGAAGAGATCGGTTCGTCTGGCAATGAATTTCACGCCGTCAACTTTCACTTCCTGTGAATGGCGGATCGGCAGGGGCAACACCTCAATTTTTCCGATATCCTTTTTCATAATGTTTTTGCCGGACTCAAACTCATAAACCGCGCCTTTATTTTTTCCGGTATCATCGGCAGTACCGAACCGGAACGTGTTCTCCGCATCAAAGAAAAAACGGAATCCGTCATGTCCATGTTCCTTGAGCGTTTTTATGAGTAACTTGATGCATAAAAAAGCGGATATTTTTTCTGTTGAGAACCGCGCTATTTCTACTGACGGACAGGTGATGGCTGTTTTATCAATTCCCGCTTTGTCCAGGGTGTCCTGAAGTATCACGCTGGCGGTTTCCTTCCGGTAAGCGGCAATAACGGATGTTGTAAATAATTTTGAATAACTGTCGGTCAAGATCAAATCGCGTGACGCTCCGTGAATTCCCGCCGCCAATATTTCCCCTGTAAAGAGAAGGAGTTTCTCTCCGGCAAGCGATAAATGAACCTGTACCGGATCGCCTGATTTTCCGATTTCTAATTCTGCCGGATATTTAAGAACTGAAACTACTGAAGGAATCCCTTCATCGGTCATCAGGGAAAAAGAGGAGGGGCGTTTCTCAACGGCATTGCCGTTGATGGAAATATTCAGAACCGGACGTTCAAGGCGGTTAGCGTTTGCCATAGCGAGCCTCTATTTCTTTAAACTTTTGCATATCTTTATCAGGCACTTGCATTCGTTCCTTCGCCTTCGCAATATTCTCCTGATTGGTTTTTGCCGCCGCGCCCTGCCGATCTTGGACTACTCCGGCGGCACTGTCATATTCCATAAATTCGAGAGCGACAGTTATCTTCCGGCGCGTCCGGCTTTCGGTCGATTCCAGCGAATTGAATAATAACTTCTTTGTTCCCCATGCGTTGATCATGGGATGGCTCAAGGTGTACGTTTCCGGCTTTCCGTTATCCGCAACTTTCTTAAAAGCCGCCGTGATCTGTTTGAGATAATCCCATCGTGTTTTTTCAGCTCCCGGATCGTCTATTATTGACATGGAAATCAGCAGAGCCACATCATCCCATCCCTGAACTATTTTTACCTTGCCGGAACGTCCCTGCACTTCTTTATCTTCCAACAGCAGGGAATTATTTATCTTAATTGATTCCACTATGCCCGGCAGTACTTCGGGCGGCGATCCGATTTTGAGGATTCCTTCATCACAGTCAAGAGCAAGGATCATGCCGGAGCCTCCTCTGGACTATTTACCGAATGCATAATCATCCGTACAAAATCAAGAAGGCTCTGGCATTCATCGGCTTGTAAATACAAGTTTTGAATGTGAATGGTCTGCGATCCCGCGCTCTTTGACGATCCTTCGCCGGACGGAAATTCTACAGTTTCCCCCCGGGGCATAGCGGCAGAAAAAACAACATCGGCTTTTTCCCGCAGATCGCTCTCATCCATGCCGGAAGCGAATGTTTCCGTCAAAGCGCGGCCTGAAGAGGAGAGCAAGGAAAGCGGCCCCTCTTGAGCGTCTGAATGCGGCATCTGCCGCGCAACAGGTTGCAATGAATTGCCAAACGCCGCGCCGGGCGCGGCGGCGTTGCTTTGAATGCCGCTTGCAAAAGCATCGTTGAGCGCGGCTCCCGATTCCTTCCCGCCTCCAACGAGTCCTTTGAAAAATCCACCGACTTTATTGAATACGCCGCCAACCACATCACCGACCATTTTGAACGGCGCAATAAGGGCTTCCACTTTACTTCCGACCCAGTCAATGAATCCTTGAATTGTCTCTTTGGGATTGTTCCACAGGTTAACAAAAAATTCTTTTATCGCGTCCCAGTGTTTTATGATGAGAGCCGGTATTCCGATGATCGGGAAAAATACCGCGACTGCGGCGAGAATCCAATCTGACGCTCCGAATATAAGATTTTTAATCCAGTCCCATGCGGCAGAAAAAAATCCGACTATCTTATCCCACATCCCCTTAAAGAATCCGGCAACCTTGCTCCAATTTTTTATGAGGAGATACACGCCTCCGGCAACAAGAGCGACCGCCGCAACTATGGCAAGGATCGGCCATGTCGCGGCAAGAGTGGGAGCTACAGAAGCCCACATTGACGCAATATAACCGCCGATGGCGGGTAACGCTCCGATGATTGACTTTGCCATTCCCGCTATGCCGCTTCCCGCTACTCGAAGCGGTGTCGCAAGCATCTTCACGCTACTGCCAAGCAAACCAACGCCGGACTTAAATAAATTTGCTATGCCTCCGGCATTCGATATGTTAGCCGCAAGCGTTGTCATTTGTGTGGCGGCGTTCAACGCGCCGGAACCCATGTCTAACATGGTTTTTGCCGCCATCCCTGTTACCGCCGCTATTTTTGAAATCGCGCCTCCGACCGGAGAACTCATAATCGGGCTGACAACATTTGAAAGGAATCCGAACTTCATATCGATAAAGAAGCCTTTAATCCCATTGATATCCTGCCCGATTTGCGCTTGAAGGGATTTTGAAGCGGAGTCCAACCGTGCCATTTTCGCTTCGATGGATTCCAGCTGAACGCCCCGCGCCGCTTGCGTAATGTTTCCCATTCCTTCGTTGAACGAAGCCGCGAAGTCAACACACGCATCTTCAGCCAGCGTAAGGGCAAAAGTTGCCGCTTCAGTTGACCCGATTATTCCAGCGAACGCTTGCTCGTCATCACCGAGCGCGGTTTTCAAGATCGCAAGGGATTCCGTAAGTCCGTATTGCTGGATCATTGCTTTGCCGGATTCAAATCCCAAATCATGATAAAGACCCGCGAGCGTTTCGCTCGGACTTACGAGAGTTGAAATAATTCCTTTTAATTGTTTTTGAGCCTGACCCGCACTGAAACCTTTAGTGGTCGCATAAGCCATTGATGAGCCAAGTTCATCAAGCCCGATACCAGCACTGGCGGCAAGCGCGGAGATGTTGCTAATCGCTCCCGCAAAATCCTCAACAGAACCAACGCCTTTGTAATTCGCCTGCGTAAAAACATCAGCGGCAAACGAAGCCTGATCCGCGCTCAAGTTCCAAGCGTTCATGACGTTAATCATCGCGCTGGTGGATTGAGCGAGATCAGCCTGATTCGCTTCCGACAGCGCGACAGCGGCATTCATAATCGCCATGTGCTTTGACGCATCAGCAACGCTTGTCGCAACATCGGCGAAAGCTCCAGCGACAGCTTCCGGCCCGGCAACCGAACGTCCGCTGATGGCAAGCAGTTCCCGGCGCATAACTCCCATCTCTTCATTGGTTGCGCCAAGCCCTGCCTGAATATTTCTGAATGATGAATCCAGCGATCCGGCGATTCGTGAAGGCTGATCCATTGCGTCAGAGAGGGCTTTACGCATCGGTTCGGTCATGCTTGTCATCATCGCCATGTCAGCGGCGAGGCTAGTCATCGAGTTGTTTTTATTGATTTCATCTAACGCGCCTTTCATTCCGGCTAGACTGTTTTTAGCGTCATTAAAGCCGGAAGAGAAAGCGTCTTTAAATGCAAGCGTTATCGAACTAGCGAAATTCATTTTTTACCGCCTAATGCTCCCACTATCGCATCATGTACGATGCCAACTTCAAATTCCCGAACAATCCGGGCTTGCTCATACTTCTCCATGAATTCATCAAAGCCAAGATTGCCAACATCCTCACCCAGAAATCGCCTGATAAACAGGCGAATCCGGGTGATGCCGTCTACAGCTTCTTGCTCTTGGTTGAGAAGTTTGCACCGAAGAAAGGGCTGACCTCCTCCTGTACAAAATAAGCGTATGCCGCCGGATATTCCCGAAGCTGGTCAATAATCGGCCCCGGTTCGGGATAAATAATGAGCGACTGAATGAAGTTCAGGTTTGCCACAGGGACGCTCTTCTGTGTCGCTTTCGCGTAACACTCGCCGTCAGCCACTGTCGGTTTGCGGTAGACGAATTCCACCTTGTGCGGCTTGCTATCCGCATCGGTGAAGTTGATTTCCCCTTCAAAGATTCCTTCGGGGTGAGCGTCTTTAAGCTCTTTGATTTTCTCTTTGGTTAACTCCATACAAACTCCTTAATTAATTGAGTCCCGGAACATAAGCCGGAACGCCGTTCGATATCAGCGGGGCAGTTAACGCTCCCTTGAGTGGAATCTTCAGGTTCTTGTCGCCTTTGGCGGCAGAGAAATCCCTTTCATTAAATTTCACTTGCAAGGTGTCGGTAATCGGCATCTGACCTGTGTGTCCGTAACTGACGATAATCGGAACGGGAGGCATATTATAAAAGCCGCCGTGAGTTGCCGAATATTTGTTCATCAGTTCATATTCTGCCCTGCCAAATTCGACCTCGCACTCGCCGGAATATTCCCCGCGCCCGATCCCTATCGGAATGCTGTTTGATCCGGTGATAACCTCATCGTCTTTTTTATCCTTGTAGGATATTTTTTCGAACGTGAGGCTCAAGCCGGACGGCAAAAGCAATTTGATTGATTCGAAATCGTAAATAATACCGTTAATCATTCTGCACCTCCAAGGGCTGGATTCATGTAAGCGATCTCGTTTTCGATGTAACTCATCTTTCCGAGAGGGACAATCCGCACTTTAGTACGGAGTTTTTTGTCCGCGAGGATATTCTGCCCGGGCGGGACGATCACATAACCATCGGAGATTTCCCGGTTGGTTTTCATGATGTCAAGCGGAGACTGACTCTTTGCCACAAACATTTCGATCCCTTCCGGCGATCCGTCCTTGCTGATGGTGACCGTATCGTTCACAGCCGGAAGCTGTGCGACATACAGGTTGCGGCAAGCCTTGTCCATAACCCTGCGGCGTTCCACAAGGTCGTAATCGGAACCCTCTTCGCTCATCATCTGACCGGAAGTGATATAAATCCCCTTCCGTCCGACATACTTACGCGCGGTCACATACCCTGCGTTCTTCAGGTTTTCGATGTGTCCATCGTTGATTCCTTCCGGCATCAGGGCTGTCGCGGCGGCGATCCCGCCGAACTTCACGGCATCGGGGCCGTCCTGTACTTTCCGCGAAGCGAGTGTTCCGCAATATGTGTTGATAAGAGGGCGCACATCGATCTGTCCGTTGACATCTGCCTCCTCGATATACGAAGCGCAAACTTGCAAGCGGGTCGATCCTACAGTACCGCGCTCTTCACCGCAAAGCGCGTTGATCAGCGCGTCCAGCGTTTCGCCTTTATTCAGATAACGCGCTTGAGCGACAAAAAACAAGTACTGGTAAATCCCTTCGGCTCTGTTTGCTTTGGTTGCGAGGGCGGCCCACATGGGCGCGGCTGAAACGCCTGTAATAGCGATAAACTCAATCGCCAGTTTCGCTTCAAAGATTTTATCAATGGCGGCTAACACTTCGCCGTTTGTCGCGGACGGCGCGGTTGTGTCAAAACTGAAGGTATCGCCCTCTTTGAATCCTGTGCCGGGATTGAATTGCAGTGTGAGTCCAGTACCGGGAATTCCGTATTTAGCTTCGCCTTCAGGAACGGTGATCAGTTTGCCGGACTGTCCGTCAATAGTGAGCCTGAATGTGGCTTCGTTAAGACCGCCGTCACTTTTAATAGCGACAGTAATTTTGTACTCGTTTCTGGGACTGCCGGAGACGGTAACTGTACCAACGCCTTTGTTTTCCGCGCCGGGTTTTACAGCTGACACGGTTCCGGGTATTGTTCCTTCGAGTACGATCACAGAAACTTTTGTCTTGGCAATGGAAAGCGAACTCACGAGAAAGTCTCTCAACGGGCCGTCACCGATTTTTTTCTCCACCTGATCGGGATCATTGAAGGTTAAAATTTCATTGCTGGGTTTTTCGGCGACACCGATGGCGGCAAAACAGCCGTCAGCCTGTGCGCCCTGGACTCCCATCGCGCCGTCCAGAATATCGTTTTGTATACCGGGTAACATTATTTACCTCCCATTGGCGAGCCTAAAAATTCTTTAACAGCCGTTTGAAAGTCCGCTTCCGGCATCCGTTTTCCGCTTGCCCATTTCTTGCTTTGCATAACAGCCGCGAAGATCGGCGCATCGATCTTCAAACTTACGGCGTGTTCCTCAATAGTGGGCAGTTCCTTTTTGCTACTGGGCGGCTTGCTTCCACCCGAAGCACCCTGACCGTTTGTCTGGGAATTATTTTCATTTGGTTGGGACATACATCCTCCTTGCTTTTATTAGGCGAAATTAATCGTCTTTAAATTCAGTTTCAACGCTTTCAACGACTGGAACTTCTTTCGGTTTACGCGCGGCGGTTCCGGTAAATATCACCGCGATCACCGATACATAAGGCTTGTTAAGACTGCTGGTGTGATCGGAATGTTCCTCCGCGCCTATTTGCACATGACATTCGAAGCCGTCATATTCCCATTGACTTGGAATTTCTGGAATGATACTGCTGGTGAGCGCGTCAGCTTTATCTTCGCCGTCTTCCCAACACCGGATCAGGATCGGCAAATTACGATGTCCGCGCACATAACGCTCGCGGTACTGCTTCGGCTCGCCTTCAAAATAACGCACTATACGCGCCCCCGAATCATCGAATGAGCCGGGATTGGTTATTAAAGATACCACAGGGAATTTTCTCGCCATGATTTCGCGTGATTCTTCTGCGGCTGATTTGACCACATTGATTCCCGGTACAGTTTCTTTAATAATATTCTCAAGCAGAGTTTTGGCTTCTCGTATCACGTCACGCCTCCAGCCCCAGAAGTTTCTGTACCGCCGGATCGCTCAAGATGCGGCGGTCGAAATCTTTCGGCACTCCCATGTAAGGCCGCGCCGGAATGGTTGTTTTGTTTCCCCTTCCGGCTTGCCCTCCCAGTTGGTGTATCCGGGCATATATCATGTTTGAGCCGAATATCACCGAGCCGTCAGGGAAGGCTTCCCATGTCATGGATCGCTTCAGCTGACCGCCGTAATCCAAGATCGGATTTGTCGATCCGTCAGGGCGCGGCTCTTTTAGCGGTTGCCACTTCTTTTCGTCAACAGGGTCTTTTTCGTGTTCAAATGCTTTCTTGCTGATATAGTCCAGTTCCCCTCCGGCAAAGTCCGCAATCGCTTTGAGATCGGGCATTGCCGCTTTGGAGAGCGCGTCAATGATCGCCTGAAATTCGGCGTTATCGTATTCTGCGTGAACTATACCAGCACCAGCCATTTAGAACCCTCTTAAATCCATTCGAGGCATGGTGGAAACCTTTACCCCGCCGGGCGGTTGTGAGACTTCATCATCATTCGCATAACCGGGTATTTTAAATTTACCCTCCGCGACCTTCGTTAAAAATTGTCTGGCGTTTTTCGCTTCGTCAATAACCGCTTTACCGCCGGGATCGTTTTCAAGAACACCCGCGCTTATTACAAGGTTCGCAACCGCGATATCAACACAATACTTTTTCAAGTTTTCAGGTGGACCCGATATCGGAACCGGATAACCGCCGGAAATTAAATAACCGTCAATTTCCGCGCTGGCGTTTCGTATAGCGCGATCTACCGTGTTGGCATCCAGACGGCTCCAGCCAGCGATCCTGTCCGCGCCGTAAGCCGCTTCCAAATCGTTCTGTGTGCAGTATGCCATGATACCCTCCGCAATGGTTTTTCCCCGCGGGGAATCCGATTCGGCGTTATACACTCCGGCGAACACCGGAACGAACAATGCCAAACTCAAAAGCAGTACAATAAAAATCTTTTTCATGTACTCCCTCCTAAAAAAATTTGTTTCAAGCCAACGGCCTGATTAGAGAACGTCTTTAATGGTGTAGATGAGGTCTTCGCACACCACAACTTCTTCGGTTTCATGGGCGACTTGAACGTATTCGCCTCCGAGAACGCCGCCGTCCTCTTCATCCCATGTCCGAACCACATAGCCTTCGCTGTCAGCCTCTTTGTACTGGAGGCTGAAAGTTTTTCCGGCGCAGGGCTGATCCCACTGATCGTTGGTGTGCGCGAGAATAACCGCATCACCCCAAATATTTTGAGGATTAACGCTTCCGGTAGAATTTGTTTTTCCGAAATCGGCGCGGCCTTTGGCGATGATCACCCGGTCAATCCTGAAAAGTTTTGCAAGGGTTTCTTCGCTAACCTTTTTTATCAGGTTGGCTTCGCCAAGTTTTTCAAGGAGTTTCGGGTGATATTCAAGAGTGTCATATACCGACTCATTGAAAAGCAGAACATTGGGTCTGAAAAACAACTGGGCAATTCCATCTTTGATGGATTGGAAAGGATCGCCTTGGCCGTTCGCCCATTTGTTTGTTTTGGCAGTTCCGACACCGGAGAGAGTGGTTGAACGCCCTGAAAGATTAAGAACCTTTTGGGCAATGCGTCTCTCCTGTGAAAGTTCCAGTTTGCTTACCAAAAGTTCCGCTTTCCGTTTTTCCCAAAGTTTGAAGGGGCCGTCCATGAATTCGAGGTCTGCGCTGTCGATAAAAGACTTGAGGCCGTGAGGCGTTGTCGCATAATTTACCGTTTTCTGGGAAACGTGAAATTCATTCGCCTGACTTCTTTCTCCCGCCATCGTTGTGTCGGGGACTTTAAATGCGGCGTCTTTGTCAAACTTCGCATACTTGCCGGACGGCTTGGGAACCGGGATGCGCGGGAAAATAATCGGGCCGACAAGCCCTTCTCTGACCAGCCGCGAATAATCTACCGCGAGATTGGAAAGCAACGGATCGATATAACCGTATTTTCTTGCCATTTGAAACCTCCTTAAATCTTTACGAAGCCGCGCTCGATCAGCACGTCAACATAATCGCCAGCGGAACCGCCTTCAAGGAAAGTTCCGACTGTGTTGTAATTTCCTGCCGTTGACGGCAGAACCACAAGAGAGCCTGAAGTATCGGCTTTCAGGATCGCTTTCTTTCCGGCGGCAACCGTTCCGCCAGCCAGAGCCTTCGCAACTCCATGCAGAACGATTCCTGTTGATTCGTTCGCTGTTTTTGCTTCATTGGCTTCGTAGGGATAAAGGCCGATGAAATCTCCCGCGCCGTTTTCCCCGGGGGCTTTGACTTTGTTGTCCGCGCTTCCCTGCACAACGGCGGTTCCGGGTTGGATCACCGATTCGGCGACATAGGGTCTTCTGTTAATCATGAGACTCCTCCTCTTTGAAAAGTTCGGGTTTTTCCGCATACAAGGCTGTTGCGGCTTCCGCAAAGTTTGCCAGCTTTTTTTCTTTCTGGTACGCTTTGATCTTCGCGGTCAGTTCGGCAGAACCTGCCGCCGGAGCCGGAGCGTTTTTCTTGTCCGCTGTGTGCGTCCCGGACAGATCGACCTTTTTCTCCAGCGAGGAAAACAAGGCGCGGAATTCTTTCCGTTCCTCGTCACCTAACCGGGTTTCCAGCGCGACCGCTTTGTCGAAATCGGCGGGGGTCAGTTTTCCCTCGTCCCGAAGTTTCCCGAAAAACGCTTCGGATTCCTTTTTCCGGCCTGCGTTCTTCAGCTCTTCGTTTTCTTTTTTGAAAGCGGCAAGCTCTCCGGCACTCTTTTCGAGTTCCGCGATTCGGGCGTTGCTTTTTTCAAGTTCCGCCTGCAATTCGTCAGCATTTTTCATTACTGATTCCTCCTGTGTTTCTTCCTGCCCTTCCAAAGACAGGGTTTTTATATCGTCAGCGTTAACCTTTCGGGTGAACGTCGAGACGTGATTTTCTTCATCAGCGGTATTGACAACACCGCCAGATAAAAAACTTTTGAGACTGAACATCGCGGGGATTTTTGTTCCCGTAACAGCCGGAGTGTCGCGCCCCAAGAGAGCAATCGCTCTCAAATACGGCGGCTCGCCTTTGTTGACCTTGTCAAATTCGTATAGCTCAACGGATATGTACCGGAGTTTTCCCTCCGCTATCGCGTGACGCGCTTCGAGAGAAAAATTGTCGATAGTGGCATAGACCTTTCCGTCCTTGTCCATCCGAACGCTTTTCACCCAGCCGTGAGCGAACTGATCGGAGTCCCGAAGAGCGAAAGCGCGATGCCCGATAACAGCCGGAGCCTCGATTCCGTTGACCGGATCGTAAGCGTCAACCATCTGCTGGACGCGCTCAACAGGCCAGTCTCCTTGCGGGTATTTCCCCGCCTTAAATACAAAAAGTTCAGGCATTTTTCGTACCTCCTGTAAATCCTGAAAATTCGCCTCCGGCACTGCCGGAAACATCCCCTTTAAATGGCTTTAAAAGCCGTTCAAATTCGATTGCCCAGCCGGACATGGTAAATTGATACCAATTTCCGATTTGGACGCGCCCTGTGGCTTCCTGTGCGCTCTTCACGCCGCCCCCAAATACTGGTAATGCGGCGCGTCCCAGCCGATACCGAATGTGTTGAGAGGCGTCCAGTTTCCACCCCATTCCAATCCGGCTTCCTGACCGAGCCGTCCGAAGGCAAGCCACAGCTCATAGTTATCTTTTGAAAAGACCCAAGGGATTTTTCCGTCAATAACCGGAACTATGTCTGCGGCGCGTCCTGTTAGGTGAACCGATTCCAATGTTTTGGTGATGATCTTTTTTCCCTCTTCCGCGCCTAAAAGATACAGTCCCGCTTTTTTCCGCAGTTCGTTAATCTCTTCAAGGGGCTTTCGCCCTTGCGCGAAATACGCTTCCTGAACCTCTTTTGTGCGGAGAGTTTCAAGAATTGAATAACGGAGTCCCTGCTTATCGAGCCTTTCAATAAAGCCCTCAAAATACGGACGTACAATGGGGATCAGCAGTGTAAGCTTGTTCATAAAATTCCTCCTTGACTTCGCTCCATAGCGGAGCTATATTTATTAATGGAAGCCGCCCAGAATCCGGATTCGAAGCGTGACAGTTCCGGCTTGCCCGGAACGGTAGGCAGAAGGGATCGTGACCCTTCCGGGTGGCTACCATAATTTTTTATATTTAGCGTCACCATAGTGATCCTCCACCTTTCCAAATGTTACGACCCGCATTGCCATGCTTGGATTTCTTTGTTCCAGAAGAACTTTTAATACCTTGCCGTCATGCGTGTTTTTTATAAAATGAAATATCCGACCCTGATGCGGACGTTTTCCGTTAATCTCCTCAAATATATTTTCAGGGCTTTGCAATGTCGGATATATTTCCTTAAGCTGATCCGCCGGCACTGCCTGATCGGTTGTCCTTCGATCTTTGGTTGCAGTCCCATGATATAAGGCTCCGTCTGTTGCCATAATTTTTGAATCTATAATTCCGGCTTTCATCAGGGCTTCATGCCGTTTGCGTTCTAAATTTCCAACCTGATAATTGATATTCATCGGAGTAAAATCTTTTTTGTTAATTCGGGAAATCAAAGTGTCAAACTCGCCGGAAGTGAGGCGTGTGTTGTCCATATCCTGACGATACCGTTCCGCGACATGGGCATACGCAGTCCGTCCATCGCTCATCGTGTAATTATGGAGATTCTCATAGTTTGCAAAATTTGGAGCTAACGCTTCACGGCCCGGATTATATTTCCACTCCGGCGGCGCGAAATTATTCCAGTCAACGGCATTGCCGTTCCGGTCAACCATAGCGGGGGGATTTCCGTCCGCATCGGATTTTAATATTTCCACGCCTTCGCGCTCCGCGCCTGCCTCGCTCAATGTGATCACCGAACATTCACAGCCCCAGCCGTTCGGCGGTCTGTTTTCGTTCCAGAACGGATCGTCAAAACGGAACGCTTTGCCGTGTAAGGCGATGTGATCCTCTCTGCGGTTTTTGCCAACGAGTTTGGAAACATATTCCCAAATCGGACGCAGAGCCGCGCCGCGCACTTGCTGGCGATATCGCCCTGCTTCGTAAGCGGTTCTCATGTTGACGTGAAATATAAGACCGATTCGCCAGTTGATGTAATCTTTATCATTCGGCCCCTTGTCGCTCCGACCGTACCAGCCTTTATCCTCCATGAGTCCGCGCATCTCTTTTTTGAACGTGTTGAAACTTTCGCCATCGTTCATCGCCTTATTCAACAATCCGAAAATGTCATTTAAGACAGCGGCGTTACGCGAATGAGCGACAGTGAACGCATGGGCGTGTTCGCCATGTTTGAGATCATCCCAGTTTTCCGTTTCCACAATAGATTTCCGCGAGAGATATTTCTTTGCTTCAACAGGATCAGGAATGCGGTCAGCCATCACGCCGTCCTCCCTTATCTCCGGTTTTTGCGCCTATCTGACTGGCGGCATACCGAACCTCGTCAATAAGAGCCGCGCACTTCGCTGGCGAAGGGTTGGCATTTACAACAGCGTCAAATGCTTCATCAAAATTATGAGCCTGCCCCAAAGCGTCAATGAACGAATCAACTGTCGCGTTGGTTTCCGCTTGCGCGGCTTTCAACATCGCAGTCTCGAAGCGATCCGAAAGATCGGCATCTTTCTCCAGTTCCTTTTCTTCTTTGGACGCGAAGAGCTTGCGGAAAAAAGAACGCTTTTTTATTTTCTTTATGTTCCCGCAACCGCAAGAACAATTCGCGGGATGTTTCCGATCAGGGATTATTTGATTAAAGCCGGGAAACGAATCGCCGCCGGACGGCTTCTCTGCAAGATCAAAATCCTCTTCTTGCATACCGTACTCCTTAATGAAATATTCTTTTTTCGGCCTCCAACCGAGGGTGTGCAATTTCGTGTCACGCTCCGCGCGGGGAGTTTGGAGATCTTCATCTTTGACAAACTGGAAGAGAGGCGAAGGGGCTTCCGCGCCGAAATTATAAAAAGTATAGACAGCCGCCAATCGGTTAAAAGCCGCGCTGATCCGGCGGCGGTCTGCGAAGGCGAGATCGCCTCTTACAAGATCGTGCGCTTTGGCGGCGGCGAAGCTTCCGACATCGCCAACTTCGGTCGTGAGAGTTTGTCCGAGTATCGCTTTGGAAATTTCCTGATTCGCCGCTTTGATGTAAGAGTAATGAACGTCCGAAGAGCCTTTTTTATCTGCGGCAGAACTGATTGTTATTTCCGAGCCTTCCGGCGCGATGGCAACAGCGTCAGCAACCATTCCTTCCAAAGCCTCAAGAAGTTCTTTCTTGAAAGTCTCTCCGGCGTTAGGAGGATATTTTCCGTACATGAACGAGCCGCCGTATTTCTCGACAAAAACAGTCCACCAGCGGAAACCGTTTTTCTTGAAAGTTACAGGCCAGAAGCATTTTGAAAAAGCTTTCACGCCGTAAGGGTTCGCGTAACTCGGTCGATGCTGGACAAGTAGGAAGCGGTTCTCCGGCAGTTCCTCTGTTGCGAAGGCTCCGGTTTTGAGTACCAGTTTATTGTCCTGATTAAACTCAAACCATTGCGGAGGCTTTCCAACGATGTTAGATATCCCCCAGCGGTTTTCTTTTAAAGCCCAAAGCACCTCAAGCGGCGAATAACCGAACGCGACAGCGTCCATCATCTCTTCGATGATGCGGGGAATGTCCATGCCTTTCAGTTCGTCAGCGAATGCGTCCGCAAATTCTTGTGCGCTGGAACTGTCATCACCGGGAGCCATAAACCACTCCGCGCCGGACGTTGCCGCGCATCGGATACTCCAGACGCTTTCAAGATGGCTGTCGGATAAAAGTTCCTGCAAGGCTGTAATTCCCCTTCCCATTTTTTTCAAAATAGGATCGGGATCGGGAAGGTTCCGCATCAGCCGCACAAAATCATTTGCGCGGCTTCTTGTGGCAAAATGCTCGCCGCCGGAAATATTTACATCGGGAGTGTCGGAGACGGTCTTTTTTTCATCTCCTATTTTGGAATCAGGTGACCATTGTTCAGCCATTTGTTTTCTCCGCAAAAATTTCGTTATAAGTATTTTCAAAAATAGCTTTCAGATCGTCAGAATAATCAAACCTCTTTTGACCTATTTCGATTGACCTCATAATGTCGCCGTTATCATGCCGCTTTGTTGACGCATACCAATCGCAAAACATTTCAACAATATCAATCAGGGTCATTCCCCTGATGCCGTTTTCAAAATGCTCCGGGTGATGCCGATTGACCGCATAATGATGTTTTAAAGCGGTTTCAAGTTCTTTTAAGGATTTTTTATATTCATCGCTTCCATAAGTTAAACCAGCAAGCCTTTGCGAATGCTCGTCAAAATAACGTAACTCCGGCTCCTCCAGCTTCGATTTGTCATGTTCGTATATTCTGCTTATTAAGAGCATCGCAATTTTGTTGATAAACTCTCCAACTTGAAGAATATGTTTTATGGTCTCCGGTACTGAAGAATACTTTTTACCATGCATATCAATACCCCTCCATTATTCGCGCCGCTTCTCTTGAGTGAGTTGATTTCGGTTTTCCAGCGCGGCGTTTTTTTGCATACTCCAGCAGTTTCCGCACAACGCCTTCCAGCGCGTCCGGGCCGTCTACATATTCGCCATCGGGAAATTGTAAGAGTTGATCAATGAGTTCTTTTTGATCTTTATCTTTTTTCAAAAATCGAATAACGCCGTTTTCAATCGGCGCGGATAGCGTTCCTTCAATTCTTGTGATTTTGTTGATGCTGTTGGTTTCCGCTTTGTACGGAATATAATATCCTTCGCGTTCAGCGGCGGCATCAAATATATTTGACAATAAAGCCTGACCGCCATTATCCTCAAAGAACATCCATGAAGGATTGAAAGCCTCATAAATCAAATACATTCCATCAACCATTCGGGAAATTGATTCTTTTCTGATACGAGCCTTCAAAACATAGATCAAGCCCTCGCTGGTAATTCCGGCGCAGATTGTCGCTTTATAACAATGTTTCTCCTCCGCTTTAACGGATGGATCTGTCCATGAAATAATATGCGTGAATCTTGTTCCAAGAAGTTCCTCTTCCGCATAGCCTTTTATGTGTTCCTCACTAAAAATTCTTTCATCAAGCGCAATGGGAATAAGTAGAAATTCTTGGTTATACGATCTTGAGCCGATTGCCTTTTTTATTCTTGCGAGCCGCGCCTTCGGGAATTCATCTTCCCATGTCGGTTTACCTTTGGACTCCGCTGGAAATTTATACGTCTTAACTGGGCTTATATCGTCTGATCCTTTTTCAAGTGTGCTGGCAACGCACTGCGTATTGAGAGGAGTGGCGGCAATAATCGCAGAATAATTTTCGGCGAGAGCCGGAATTAAATCTTGGGTGATCCATTCAATAGTCTCTCTGACAAATTTACGGCTTTTGGCTCGCTTGCGGTTTTGAATATCATCACACCTCACATAATCCGGTCGGTTCGGGCCGTGAACAAAACCGCGCGGGTCTTGTCCGATTGATACGGAGCGAACTCCAATCTTCTTGCCGCCGGAATCAGGAAGATGGACAGTGAAATTTTTTATACCGGGATGTTGGTTCGGTAAAAAGAAATCTCCAAAGTCATTGTGGAGCCGTTGATTATACATCAATTCCAAAAGGATGCGTCCGGTAAATACCGCGCTTTTATCCTCGTTGTAAGAGGAGAAAATCATAAAGTTGCGATTGCCGTAAGCGATCTCGTGAATAGGATCGAGTAACGTAAAGAATGTGGACTTGCCACTGCCTCTGAACGCTTGTAATAAAACAGGCTCTGCTTCGATAAGCCTAATTTTTTCCCAATCCTTGTGGAACTTCGCGGATTCTTTTTTTACATATTCGGGAAAATACGTTCTGGCAAATTCCTCAATGTTTTTCTCGCACTTTTTTTTCCGTTCGGATTTCGCTTTGGGAGAGTTGTCAAGGAACAGCGGACGCGAGAGAATTTCTTCCCGCAGTTCGTTCCATGCGGATTCTAATTGTTTCGCAGTCCGTATTTCTCTCACTTAAAATATTCCCTTCGAAGTTGTGTATTCTTTGAGAGCCGTATAAATACGATCCCAATGCGGTTCCATTTTCCCTTTTAATTCCGGCTCGTGTTCGGCAAGCCAGATGTTGATTACTTTGATAA